ATTACTGCGTCTTCCATGCTCTATTCCTTATGCGTCAGCGTCGTATGCGTCTGCCGCGGTAATAGCTGCGTTTGTAGCCGTCATGTCTTCACTACCCCAATCGTCTTTAGCGACCATAATTTCAAGGTGAGCCACGTTACGGTCTACACAGTCTTGACGGTCTTCTGCTGACTCATCAGCCATAGACTCACCCGCAATGATCGCGTTGATTAGGTCTACGCTGTCACCCATTGCTGAGTAGTCTTGGGCTAGTTGCTCAGTTGTTCTTACTTCTTCAGACATTACGTTCTCCTATGATTCTAGTGCTTCGATTCTTGCGGTTAGTGAGTCAATGATTGCTTGTTGGTCTTGGATGGCTTTGACTAAAACTGCGGTTAATTTTCCATACTGAACTGACGCCGGAATAATTTCCGTATCAGTTTCTACTTGCGTCAAGAACCGTTTCTCCATCATCCCTACAACGTCAGGAACTACGTTGAAAATTTCATCTGCAATAAAGCCGACCTCTGCTTGATTTTCCGTGTCAGTCCTTACATATTTTTTGGGAGACAACGCCAATACTTCTTGAAGCCCGTAGGGTATATCTTGGATTTCATCTTTAACTAACCGACTAGAAGTATCAAAAGTGACTTGCCCAGTACCTGTCGTATATCTAAGATCTGCGTTTCCCGCACCTGAGCTTTGCGATGTTAGATGAAGCGAACCAGTATTTGTAAAGTATCCTCGTGGATTACCGTCACCATCTGACAAGACAACGTGGTTGCTTGAGGTGCGGATGTCTAAGCCGCCTTGGTTGCCGTTGTAGCGACCAATGATGGTGTTCTTAGAACCAGAGGTCATGCTTGAGCCGGCCCTTGAACCTATCGCCGTATTATCAATACCAGTAGCGTTTTCTAAAGCATCGTTACCAAATGCCGCAATGCCGTTTTGGGTAGTAATTCCACGGCACGCAGTACGCCCCACAATGGTATTTCCGTTGCCTGTAGTAAGGGCATCACCTGCATAAGCACCCACAATGGTATTTGAACTTGCAGTAGTAATGTTACGGCCAGCAAGATACCCAACAGTAGTTACATCAACGGCGGTGGTAAGGCTTTCAGAAGCATAACTGCCAACTGCTGTAACACGCTCGCCTGTGGTGTTTAAATATAAGGCTCTATAACCCAATCCTGTATTGTCCGAACCTGTTGTAGTTTCTTGTAAAGCCGAAACACCCACTGCTGTGTTTTGAGATGCGGTTGTATTGTTAAGTAGCGCATATCTTCCAAAAGCAGAATTGCTTGAACCCGTTGTATTAAGCTGTAGAGATTGACTACCTGTTGCCGTATTATCTGTACCTGTGGTGTTTGCGTTTAACGCCACTCTGCCAATAGCAACATTATTAGATGCTGTAGTATTAGACTCTAATGCAGAATTACCTATAGCAACATTATCACCACCCGTTGTGTTAGAACCTAAAGCATCTTGACCAACAGCAGTATTACGAATACCAGTATTGTTTGCGTCTAAAGCATTTGCACCCACTGCAACATGACCTGAACCTGTGGTGTTTGATGTCAAGGCGCTTTTACCAACCACTGTATTACTAGCGCCTGTGGTATTAAATATCGCGGCTTGATGACCAAGAGCAGTGTTATTTGAACCAGTTGAATTGTCCCTTAACGCCATACGTCCGACAGCAGTGTTGCTGCTTGCTGTGGTGTTTGCGGATAAAGCGGAAGCGCCTACTGCTACATTTTCAGTCCCAGTAGTAATCGCGTCCCCTGCAAGACCGCCAATGAGGGTGTTCTCAACTCCTGTGCTGACTGCTGCTCCAGCGGAACTACCTATAGCGACGTTATACGCATTTGTCGCTGTGGTGGTGTTGTGAGAAAACATAGCACCGTTGCCGATAGCTACGTTATGACTTGAAAGAGTATTAGTGGTTAAAGATCCGCTGCCTACCGCTACGTTGTTGCCACCCGCAGTAATTGCATCACCAGATTCTGCCCCAATAAGCGTGTTGCGAATTCCTGTGGTGACTGCCCCACCAGCACCGTGACCTACGGCAGTATTGAAAGTATCTGTTGCTGTAGTGAAGTTTTGGTCGCCTAAAGCACCTAAACCAATAGCAACAGATTTAGATCCTAGAGTGTCTGATCCTAAAGCATTGTAGCCCAACGCAACATTTCTAGTTCCCTCAGTCAGAACGTCACCAGCTAAACCACCAACAAGACTGTTGAAGGTTCCCGTAGTCAAAGCAGTACCCGTACCACTACCAATGGCTACGTTATTTTCTGCACCAGAGGCAATACTATCCAGTGCAGTATCACCTACTGCTACGTTGTTTGTGCCTGTAGGATAGTTACCATCCAGCTTGATTGTGCCTGTTGCGTCCAAGTTAGAAAGCGCAAGCCCGCTCAAAACATCCGTAACTGCGCCAGTAGCGCCAGCACCGTCAGTCACGATCATTTTCACAGCACCGGCAGCAACAGCCACGTTCGCGCCAGAGCCTTGGCTAAACGTCAATGTGAAAGACGTCTCATTGCTAATGATCCAGACCTTGCTGATCGTATTGGGCGCAAGCGTCACTGTGCATGCCTGGCCACCGCCGGTGCATTTCAAATACATGCTACGCGCTTCGTCTGCAGCGCCGTCTGCCAGGGTTATTGTGTGCGTTGATGCGTTAGGGATCGCTTCGCTACCCTGGCCAAATGCTGACGCCAGGTTGCTGATCGTTGTGTTTAGCAAACCGCCCCAGGTTCCGCTGTTAGAGCCGGCCTCTTGCTCGCGGACGCGCAAATCATTGTTAAACGTATCAGCCATCAGTTAGTCCTCACGCTGCCCGTTGCCATGATGTGCTGGCGCTGGGCTGTTTTGTGTAGTTCGTGCTTGCGCTGGATTCATCTGACCAGCTGGTTGTGGCACCCGATTCGGTTTGCCATTTAATTTCGCCAGCAGCTGTGACTGTGCTTTGAGCACTGATCGCTGCAGCGCCAAAGCGGATTTGACCGCCGCTTGCTGTAAACGAAGAAGCGGCTGCGATAGTCGCCCTGCCGTTGAGTAACGTACTTGACGACGCAGTCGCGCTGCTTGTTGCGCTAATTGAAGCAGCGCCGCTGACAACGACGTTTGCATTTGAGCTAAACGAAGACGAAGCGCTGATAAGCGCAGCAACGTGCCTAAACCTTTGCCCGCTTGCTGTAACTGTAGAAGCGGCTGCGACTGTCGCGCCTGCTTCCCTAATGCGACCACCATCGGCAGTAACCAAAGCGCTAGCACTGATATTTGCCGCAGCGTTTGCCACCACTTGCGCAGCCGATGAAGCAGACGACGAAGCAGCGATAGTCGCGCTAGCGTCGTAGTAACTCCATTGACCAAAGCGTCCAGCGCTCCAACTACCATTGCCATAGCCCTGACTCATTTAGTCCAGGGTCACGTCGAGATCGCCGGCAGGAATGCGAAACACGTCGCCGGTTTCAATCGTTCTGCTAGACGTCAAGTTTGACCAGGCTAAGAAATTGCCAGAGCTCGCTGCGTCAAAAATCGCAACGGCAACAATCGTGCCCCAATCGCCAGTAGCCGTCGGCCACTCAACAGCCGCGCTGTTTGTCGATGCGGAGCTCGTCGTCGTGAAGGCGCAGCTTTGACGTGCATAGCCGCTTCCGCTTAATTCTGTGCCCCCGCCCGCGTCCGTTGGCGCGGTCGTATAGAGTGCCAGGTACTTCGTGCCAGGCTGCGAGAAAGACCCGCCGCTCAGCACATAATCGAGCACTTTGTTTTCTAGGTAGTCGCTAAAGCCCGCCATAGTCTTTTCCTATTGGAGCGCAGCCGCTCTCATTTTGACGCTGGTCTGGCCAGCCGTTCGTTGGTTGCTTACTTCCAGGTCATCAATCGCTCGCTGGTACAGGCTCGCCCATACCGTGATGCGCTCGTCGTTTTGCAGGTAAGGTGCGCTCTGCATTAACGTGCCGTAGAGATAGATGTCTGGGTTGTGCGTGAGCAGCCAGTTGCTTGTGTTCGTGTCGGAAAGCGCTTCGATCTTGGCGTAGTACACAAGCTCCGCCGTGTACCCAGTAGCCGTGTTGTCCGGCGCCGGATAGACCTGGATCTCTGTGCCAACGTGGCTGTATCGAGACGGCGTGCCAGTAGCACTGCTGCCAGACTTCAGCGCGTTCAGCGCTTCGTTCGTGACAAACTCCATCTGCGTCACAGGATTGGTCTCAAGAATCAGACTCACTGTCTGTATCCAATCTGCCGGTGTTGCGCTGTATTCACTGTCAATCGTCGCCTGAGATCGAGTGATCATGTAGCGATGGCGGATGCTGCGGTTAAACTGCGATTCCGCCAAAGCCACAAAATCACCTATCGCACTCGTCAAATCCGTGCGGTTTAGCCAATCGGCTACGCTCGCCTGGAGCTCTGAGTACGTCGAGATCGCCATCAGATACGCGCGTCTCGCGTGCGAAACGCACGATTATCTGGGTCGTTAAGCCATGCCTTCATCTTTTTAGGATCGTCAGCAATGCCTCTCGCTTTCAGGTCGTACAAAACGCTCAATGGAATGGACGCAACCTTTGACCACTCACCATGCTTCTGGTGTCGATCCATCTCGTTACGAGCCCGCTTGTTCGCTTCAACGATTGCCGTCACGTCTTGCGATGTCGCAATAGTGATTTTGTCGTCTTTCAGCGTCTCGCCGGCTTCGTAAACGAAGTCTGATTTGATGCCTGTTGTGGCATCGTTAGACAGGTTGCGTTTTATTTCCATTGTTAGTCCTAGCTAGTGGATAGGTCAGCCACAACGCCCAGACCAGCCTCTTGAGTAACGACTAAGCCGTACTCAGCCAAGGTGAGGAACTTGGTTGCGTCACCGGTCTTAGCTAACTCTTCAGCCTGGATTGGGCGAAGCGTTGCAACCTCACACATATCTGGGTCGATGACGTAAGCATCGCGTGCGCGGCTCTTGGTAGAGGGAACGATAGAAACCGATCCAAAATCGCTGATATAGACATCGGCAGCGCCCTGGATACTAGTAGGGCCGTCAGAAGGCGCCATGTACCGCTGCGCAGCAATGCCGGCAAAGCCAGAGATCACAGTCTTAACGTGCGGCCCAACCATGACGAACTGAGGCGAGCCTCCGTTTTCAAAAACGCCCTGCAGCACAGTCTTTAGCATGGCCTCGGTCATAGCGCGCTGGGTGCCATCAGTAGCCGCTGCGTTTACTACGCCGCCAGATACAGTTGGATCTGCACCGCCGGTGCCGCGAGATGTGTTGGTCTTAATGAATGCTGCCAAAGGCGCAGTCTTACGCGCAGTCGTGCTGTTACCAGCGACCGCTGCATGGTTCAAACCACAGAGGTTATGTTCCATATCGTTAGCAAGGCGCTTGCCAGCTAAGCTGATCTGGTAGGCAACTTCTGCTCGTCGGCCTGCCAAATCTAGCGCACTCATTGTGTCGGACACGATGAAGTCTTTGCGGCTGATCTGCGTGTAGTTGCCCAAACGAACCGTTGGAGTAACTGCCGTGAAAGAAGCCAAGTCATCACCTTCAAGGTGATGGTTCGCTGCAGCTGCGCCAAGATCATCAGTCTGCCATTCAAAAAATGTGTTTGTGACTGAGCGACTCTTGGTCATGTTGCTCATAAAGGGCCGAGTCTCAGGCGAAATCATAGTGATAATGTTAGAGAGATCTTCCCGAACGCCTTTAGCGTCGTACTTTAGAAAAGTGTTAGCAATAATGGTCATTGTCTTAAAGCCTTATAAAAGAGATTCAATCAAAGACGCTGCATTCTCTGCAGTGCCTCGCTCTTTGAGACGTTGATACGCGGCTTTAGTTTTGCGAGCGCTTGGCTTGACTTGCTGTTGACGAGATCCTGACCTGACTGTCTTGCCCGATTGACCAGCCTTGCGTGCTTTACGCACTCGGCTCTGGCCTTTGTCGAAGAGCATCGCCTTTCGCAATACTGCGATATGGCTAGCGCGCACAAGTGCGCCAAGCTCCTCTTCCGCAACGCCGCTATCGAGCAAGTAGCTCTTTAGCTCTTCGCGTTCGCGGCTCGCCACCTTCTCGTCTTTCCACTCTGGGATGACGTCAGGCAGTCGGGCTGCTTCCTGAGTAATTAGCCCGCGCATTTGCTCCGTTTGCTCTTGAGCGTTGGCGTCATTCACACGCTGCTGCTCGATAGCAATGGCTTGCATCTTTTGCGCTCGCTGCTCAGTCCGCTGTCGGTACTGTCGCTCTAAACGACTCGCCTCAATTGGATCTTCCTCGTACATACGATCGAAGTCCGGCGCTGGCTCGTCAAAAGCCTGTAGCTGCTGCTGCAAAGCTCCCAGTAACTGGGAATACTGTGTCCGCTCAAGAAGAACCGCGTCTCGGTCTTGTTGGAAAGCCTTACGCTCTTCCGCCAATGTCTGGCTCTTCTTGGTGTAGTCGGCCTGGCGTGAGTACCCGTTCTGAAGCTCATCAAGACTAACCTCTACGTTTTCACCATTTACTTTTACAGTGAATGTATCGGCCTGCTCTTGTTCGCCCTCGTCTTCGTCGTATTCCTCTTCATCCAGATCGTCGGCATCATCGTCTTCTGAGTCGAATTCCTGCTCGGATTCTTCAAACTCAGCGCCTTCCAGTGCCTCGCCCCCCTCAAGAGACTCGTCAACGTCGCTTGAATCTTCGGCTTGCCCTTCTACGGGTTCCATCAATTTAGCGATAGCATCCTGGGCGTCGCCCAAGGTGCCCCCCATATATGGGGTTTGTTCATTACTTATTTTATCACTCATTAGTTATTCCGCTGTTTTGCGAAAGCAATCTCGTCGGCTGCGGCGCGCATGCGCACAACAATGTCGTCGAGTGCTTCCTGTTTTTGATGTAAGCGCTCCCGCATAGCGGGGTCACGTTCCTTGCACCACAGCTCGAAGAAATCGAGCCTTAGCATCTTGATGAGCTCGGCGAAGTCTTCGTCGTCCGCCAAGCGTTGGATGTTGAGTAGCGAGTTATGCGACAGGGGCATTCGGCACCTGTTGTTGTGCGGCCAGCTGTCTTACGAGCTCGCGGTCGCGTTCTGAGTTGGCTCGGATACCGGCAACATCGACCTGCGCGCCATACCTGGCAGCAATTTCAGCTGCCTTGAGCGCAATGTCTGCCTCGTCTTTGTCGCGCCGGCGATCGTCTTCGCGCTGCATCTTTTCGCGCTCGAGATCCAACTCTGCTTTTTTCTTCTCGATGTTTGCGTTGATTTCTGCCATCTGAACCTGGATCAGCTGCTCGTTGATGTCTGGCTTTGGCGGCTCTTGAGGTGTTGGCGGCTGCTGACTTGGGTCTTTGAAGAACCGCTGCGGGTCTTTGAAGCCAGAGACTTCGAGTATCTGTACCAGCGTCTGGTAGTAGTTCTCGACGCTGACCAGTGGATTTTCGGGGCCAAGTTGCTGCAATAGCTGCTCTTGCTTCTGCGCGACTTGCTGCAGCATCTGCATACGCTCAACGTCGCCGCCCTTGCCTAGCGCCACGTTGCTGACAACGTCCATGTCGGCATTCCAGCGGTCAGGGCTCATGGGCACAAACGTGTTGCGCAGGCGAATCATGCGCGGCTTGTCCATGTGCTTGATGATCAGCTGCAGCAAGCCCTTGTATAGCCGCGTCATGCCGCCATCGGCAAACAGCCTGGCGATCATCTCAGTGCGCTGCTGAGCGGCTCCTATGGTCTGCTGTACGGCCATAAGCGTGCTGCTTTGCAATGCGCTAGGGTCGAGCCCGTCAGCCGCCTTAGAGACGCCTGTGCGGTTCTCACGCATCTGGTCTAGGTAGTCGAGCATCGGGAATGCTTCTTTGCCGACAAATGGCAAATTGAACGGCACCACGGCGCCAGGCTGACGCATTCGGATCACGCCGCCAGCCTCGTTATTCATCACGTCTTCCAGGCTCGCTTGGCCTTCCACAATGCCGACACGCGGGTGCGTGCTCATCGCTAGGCTGTCGAGGCTTGCCCGCAACACGGCGGTCTTGATGCGCTGTATGTCCATGGTCAGGTCGGCGATCGACATGCCAAACATCGCGTGCGGCTCTGGGTCTGGGCAGAAGAACGCAAACGGCACCATGTCGGTCGGCTCATTGCGCAGGATTTCGTAATTAGGCCCAGCGCAGCAAATACGTCGTAGTTCAGCAACACCATCGCCGTCGGTGTCGATCTTGGCGTATGCCTCGACATAGAGAACGCGGCGCACCATCTCTGAGTTTTCAAACGAGCTCTGCTGGTAGCGCTCGCGTGCTTCGACGTTAAAGAGCTCGAAGTCTGTGTCGCTGGTGGTGGCGTATTGCTCAATCTCGTCGGCGTCGTAACCGAGCTCGACCATGTCGCTGATGGTCAAATAAGCGCGGTGCGCGACCA